TAAATCTGATATCTTTTCTGACATAACCGATAACCTGTTTAAAAGATTATTGTAATTACCATCCATTTTCTTGATACCAAGTTCGATGTATTTGATAAAACCTTCCCGGGTATCTAATTGGAAATCTTCACAGAATTGATTACATAGCTCTGCTATCTTTTTACATACTGCCCAATTTCTTGGTTCTGTTTCTCTTATTTTTCTAACTCCTCTATGCTTTAGTTTTATACGAGTTGCATATATAATATCAGCAACTAAAGCAGCATCTCCCTTAGATGCTAGTAAAATGTTAGAAACTTTCTTAGTTGTCTTATTGTTTGTAACAACTACAACTCTAGTATTTATTGCTTCCTTACGAGCAATAACAAAGAAAGCATCAATCGGAAAATTATATACCTCTAACTGAGATAGGATTTTTTCGAATTGATGCTTAGTTATATGAATAGAGGGGTCTCTCATACTATTCTCTTTCTAAGTTTACCGCACTTCTTACATTTTAATAGGATTTTCCAACAATCAGTATATTCAGTTTTACTTACCACTTCCCAATCATGAAGGCATAAATATTTGGCTCTTATAGCTTCTAATAATTGTTTCATATCTTTTAATTTAAGTTTATATATTATAATATGAAATCCTCAATCCAAGGAGTTTCTGAGTTTCGATAAATCTTGATAAGATTGGTACCGAGTATTATATATTAACTTAAGTACTTCTTTACGACCTAGATCGTTACAATCTTTATTTTCAGGCAATTGTATAACCTTGACCTTTTTATAAGCGACCAATTTGAAAGCCAGGTTGATTGAATATTTGATGGCATCAGGGTCCAGGAGTAATATAAATCTATTAACTGGAGATTTGATAAGCTGGTTAACTTGGTAAGCACTGATTGCCTTACCCATGGTGGCAATAGCCCTGTCTCCCATAGTAAGTGCATTGATTGCTCCTTCACAGATAAATATCGAACTATACATGTCGAGGGCATCTTGATTGAAGATAATAAATTCCTTTCCAAGTCCTGTAATATCTTTATTTGGATTATTGTATCTTGGGCCCTGTCCAATAACATTTCTCGCATTGTAATACCTGAGCGTGCCCTTATAATAATATGGTATGATGAGGTACCCAAAAAAAGGTCCCTCAGTGGCAACATATCCGATACCGTGTTTTGATAATTCTTCGATAGTGAACCCACGGCTCGACATGTAACTTCTAATGCTTCTTGCAACTTGTGATGTTCCTTGATTAATGAGTTTAAACCCATCTGGAAGATAGACGGGCTTAGCATCGGATAATTCAATCTTCTCTTCTGAGAAAGCTTTGTCTGTAAAGTTTCCATTATCTAGAAATTTTAAAAGTTCGGCATAAGTATCAAATCCTTCAACATCCATTACTAGTTGAGCAGGATTCATATGATAATTGCATCTAAAACAATTGGTACGGTACATGGAAAGATTAATTCCCATCTTATGTTCCCTATGACAGAATGGGCATACGGGTAATTTCATCCAACCGTGTTTATATTTGTAAGCGCCCAAGCTCTTAATAAAATAATTGTAGAGCTTGGTTTTAAATTCATTAGTGATCTTACTCATGGTTAAAATGGTAATGGGTCATCATATTGGGCATATCTTTTCTTTAGCCTACGTAATTTATCTAGGTCTTCGCATTTCAGTATCATTTGCTCAAATAAAGTAACTACCTGTGACCTAAGTGAAAGTAATTCTTTGTGTTCTTCATAGGATTCCTTTGAAAGGAAAAGTTCCCATCCTCCCCATTTAGCAGATCTTCCATCTTCAGAGAAGAATTCCCTTAAACTTATATTAACTCCAGTTAACTTGATATACTTGGGACCCACTGAATATACTTCTGCATATTGTGGAGTACATCTTGAATCTGAAGGTACTAAGTAAACCTTCTGTCCTTTTTGAATTCCTTCTAATCTCTTAATCATAATCTCATATTTTAGGTTTATATATCTCCACTGGTTTTAGCTCGCTTCTCTTCATTAGCATCAGGATTCCCTTTCTTCTTAAGAGATTCCTCAAGCTTTTCACCATATATTTCATCGTACTGTTTACGTTGTTCTTTAGTAAACTCTACACATCTTTGCCTTTCAACATCGCATTTGAATAATGCTCTACCACTAGGTAAACCATCTCTTTGTACTACTAATTCACAACGAAGTATATCATCCTTTTCTTCTTGTTCAGTAGAGTTAAGACCAACTATTGTATGGGCATTACGAACAATTGCAATAGAACCAGATATATCATTCTCATCATATCTAGTAGTTCTATGTTTCTTACCCTCTCTGGTAATATGGTGAGCAGTCCATACAATGTCTAAATCCATCTCTTCTGCTAGATTCTGAATATCGATATATACATTTGATATACGGTCGAAATCCTCTTTATCTCTGGCAATTGAAGCAAGCTTTCCTGCATAATCCACCATCAGTACTTTAATATTGATACCCTGGTTTCTTAGCTTAATTATAAGTTCCCTTATATAATTACAATCCGTAATCATGGCAGGAACTCTTTCAACTACTAGTTCAACTCCAAACCTTGCAAGTTTACGAAGATGTTTAGCTTCGAGTTTATCATATTCACCCGAGTATAATTCCTTCTTAGTTTTATTGATAGAGGATTGAATAAATCGGTCCATGATTTGTTCTTTACCATTTTCTGTATCTACATATAAAACCGATTTCTTCATTCTTAAATAACCTCTTGCCAAGTTTACCATGAAGAAAGTTTTCTTAGCTTTGGGTTTATCGAGAATAACATTTACTGAATGTTCTGGGTAACCTCCAGCATTGGTAATATCATTAAGTTGTCTAAATGGACAAGGTATTACAGATGGTTCTGCTTGACGTTTGAATTGTCTTTCTGTAATATCCCTTATCATAAAGATAGGTTCATCATCTTTCTTAGGTTTTGAGTTTTGAAGTATCTTTTCTATTTTCCTTGAATAGGTTTCGTATTGTTCGAAGTTATCCAAATCAAAAGAATCATTCAAGTTCTTCATCTCTACATAGGTAGAGAATTGATATATCTTTTCTCGAATGTATTCGGAATCATTCAAGGGATTTGAATATAGGTCATCGATTATTTTATGGATATTGGGTATATCATCCTTAGTAACCAGGTCAACGTAATTTTTAGATTCAAGTAATTCTTTTATAACCTCTTTAAGGATATTCTTAGAAGGCATCTTGTTTTTCTTTTTGAAGAACTTAAATATGCCCTCGGCAATTAAAGAATGCTCAATCAGAACTAGGTAACTTGGTTTAATCTTTTTGATTATTAAGCCTCCCTCTTTATCCTTTAAGAGATACCTTAGGATTTCTAATTGAAAGCTGGTGTCAAATTCAAACTTGGTATTATCTTTTTTCATATTGCAATATAATTAAGTATAATCATATAGATTTCTATAGTCTCGGTTAGAGTTGTACATATAGACTCTCATCCTAGTACTCACTAATCCTCAGCTTCTAGGTGAACTTTATTAATATATTATTTTATATTTGATTTATTATACTTATATTTGCATATCATTTTAAACATAGACTTATGAAGATAAAGGAAAATGGCAACAACGGATCAGAGATACATAGGTTGAAACCTATGCAAGAAAATTATGATAAAGAAACTTTTGATAGGATGTATAAAATCTGTAAACCAGTTATCAGACGTCTTACTAAGCAAATTGATAATAGGAGGTTTAATGTTACACCAGATATCATAAGTTCTTATTTCTGGGATAAGATGTTATTTGTCTTTAATAAATATTACGGTACTTGTGAAGAAGAACATTTAAAAGCAAGGATACTAGCTTCTCTCAGTACCTTTAAGAATCATTTATTAAGAACTGCTTATGGAGAGGGAGCAGAATATCATCAGAATCTTTACCAATTAGAAGATTTATTCGATAATGATAAAGAACTAGAAGATGATACAGAAGAAGAGAAAGCTAAAGGAGAAATGCTTGATATGTTATATAAATATATGAAGAAGAACCTATCTCCCGATGCTTATTTGATCTTCGAGATATTGCTTAGTCCTCCTCCCTATATTAAAGAGAGAATCAAGGATGGTTCTCGTATCACTAACATTTTATTAGTAGAGTTTTTTGATATGCCTAGAACTAAATCTTCGGTAAGATATATCTCAGAACTTAAAGAAGATATAAGATATTGGGAAGAGAAAGCTAAAGAAGACTTACATTACTAACATAAAAAAAAGGGAACCCAGTGCATGAGGTTCCCTTTCCAGTGTAACTTATTTCCCAATAAGAATTCCACTTGTGTGTTGGACGAAAGCGATTAGCTGTTCTTTAAATATAAAAGCCCTAATAATTTTAAAAGTTTATATAGAATTATAGTTTAATGATATAAGCTAGTACGAAATAAGGAGGTCTATTCTCATGAGGACTACCTCCTCCGGTTACTTGAGTATCTGCTGTATAACCTGAGTCAGGCCTAGTATGATTAGGGAATGGTCTATTATTAGCATTGTCCCCCCATTTTTCTTCTTTAAACGTAATCTTATGACTATGTGGTGGTATTTGATCTAAAGTAAGAGTTACTAGGGCTTCTCCTCCCATGTTACCAATGGTATTATAATCCTGATTACTTGGATCATATCCTACTACAAATCTACCCAATAGATTAGGTCTACCAGACATACCATCACAGAATGCCCAACCATCTGGAGGAGTAGTACCTGAAAACATAGCGATTAATCCAGTGGGAACTGAAGAAGCCGAGTTTTTAATCATTTCTATAAGCTCATTCTTCAGATTAGTAAGATATTCTTGTAGATTAGTTATACCATTAGTCTGGTCATCTTTACCTCCGAATCCTTCCAGTACATGTTCTACTCTTTGAATAGAATGGGTCATGATCCCATTGTAGGCTGAGTTAAAGGGTAGTGGTTGAGGGAAACAACCTCCATAAGGGATGATTGCATAGTTTTCTGACTCCTTCGTATTAGCATCAGTACCAGAACCATATACTCCAATCAGTACCATGGTATTCTTACTATTTCTGTAGGGTTCACAAGCACCCTCTACCTGAGAATTAAGATAGGTATAATTTAATTTCTCATGTGAAGCAGGATTATTCTTTACTATATCCCAAGAGATTTTGTCTTCTGCTAAGGGATAGTAAGGATTCTGTGATTGTTTATACAGAGTATATAAGCTTTCATAAGATGAAGACCAATATGCTACGAAAGTAATAGGGTTTTCAATTGGTTCTGATACTTCTTGATGAACTGCGAATAAGAAGATATCTGAATTAGCCCCTTGAGCACCTTGGATATTATCTACTACTATCTCTTCATCATCAGAGATGAATATATAACCATCCCTAGAAATACATCCGAAGTTTATCTGAGGTGATTCTCCATCTTCAGAATTCTTTACCATATATCTAGCAGTAATTCTATCTGCTACATCATTCTTGAATACCTTACCATTTTCTGCTTTAGCTTGAACTGATAGCTTATTACCAGATACCTTAACTGAGCCGAATCCACAGAATGGGCCAAGAGCAACAGGGGCAGCAATTGCTTCTGCTGCCTCCTTAGATTTAATCAAACCCTCATATTTAAAGTACGTTTTCATTGTTACTATTGTTTTTAGATTGTTTATAATTCCTAGATTGTTCTGACATATCCTTGAAAGCTTCAGATAAGTTATTGAACTTCAAGGTTACTATAGACCAAAGTATCTTCCAGATACTGTATCTCTTTTCTACTCCGTGTAATGTACATATATGACCATAGATAGAATCTACTTCAAATCCGTAACATACTACCAATACGGTTATAGATACTACTAATGGGTCTAACCCATAGGGTTCTCCAATAGCCTTACCAAGAACTGCTCCCATTAATAAGTAACATATATAATCTATTATCTTATTAAAAGTTCTTCTTCCAGCTCTGGATTTTCTAATGGGTATGCCCTTTAACTTACTAGCATTCATTCCAAACCAGAAGTCGGCAATTATCAATATGAATGCTAATAGGATCATCCATCGAAGATCATATAAGAATTGAAGACACTCTGTAGCAAAAGCTACGGTAAATCCCTTAGATACTATAGATGTGGTGGACGTTTCAGTATACATATCGTAATATTGATTTATTCCTGAGGTTTCGGGGTTATTCTCCATGCTGTATTTTCGGGTATATCTATTTCGAAAGTTTTACTGCTAATATCATCAGAGTTCCAAACCAATTCATTTGGTTGTACATCAAAAGCTAAAGTAACTTCAAATGTACACCTTACATCGGTTTTGTTAACAGCTTCAAATATATAAGTACCAGGATTAGAAGTTCTAAATTCATAAGGTACTGGATGTGAATCAGCTTGACCCACTAATCTTACATCAGTTATAAAATCCTTATGATTAGAAGAACATACCACAGTGGTATATACTTCTCCTTCTCCTTGCCCACTTAGAGTAGCTCTTTCAGGACTACAACTTATCTTAACTTCAAGATTATAGTCTTTGATTACTAATGTAGCCTTCTTGTCTTTATTACCCTTACCAACAAAGGTATAGGTACCCGCTTTATCTAAAGTAATAACTTCTTCGAATTTATACTCTGCTCCGGTTTCCATAAGTAATACTGAATCATATTCCTCTATTTCGAAAGGCATTACTCGGATAGTAACCGACTTACCTTCAGCAAGTTGATATGATACATTTACCTTCTGGTTATTTGGAGTATTAGCCCAATCCTTTGGAGATATCCAATTAGGATCTGAAGGATTTACTGCTTCGATATAAATATAGGGATCTTCTGGTTTGGTATAACTATATACTGACCAAGTAGTATAAACTGAAGGATCTCCCTTACATACAGCTTTATAACTTCCCGGTTTATTGCATGAATAAGTAGCACTAGCTTTACCATTACCAGATTTATTCAAGGTAATATCGGTTAACTTAGTATTATCACAATAAATACTAACTCCATAATCTATAAGATTATCGGGATCATCAGAGGGAGTTACTGATAAGTAAAGTTCTTGATTTACAGATCCACTTCCCATCTCTAAAGATAAAGTTTGATATTCTTTAGATAAATGATAAGTGAATTTAGAGATACTGGTATATACGGTAAATATTCCTATACCATCAAAGTTCTCTAAATTATCCTTAGTACAAGCAAACTTATAAACTCCAGTACCAAATGTTTGGAAAGTATCCCCAGATTTATACCTAGTATCATCTTTACCAATCAAGTAACATTCCAAACCTTCCTCATCATAATCATCTTCTATAGTTAGTATGGTTTTAGCTAAACTAGTTACATTACTTGATAGCTTGAATTCTTCTGGAGTACATTTAACCTTGTATTTATTAGGTTCTCTAGTAACAACCAGTGAAACTCTTTTTACTGGGTATTCTACAATCTGGAATTCATAAGTACCTGGCTTTTTAAATTTATAAGTTGAACCAGAAGGCTTAACTTCAGTTTCCCCAACCAATTGTATATTAACTGGAGTCTGTTTACCTTCTTGATAAAGAGTAGCTGTAACTGTAGCCGATACCTCCTTATTAGTTGGTGTAATATGCAGTGTAGTTGGATTAACCGATATATTATAGGATTTGACTACTTCCTTTAATTTTACATGAACTTGGGTAACTTTAGTCGGGTCTCCCACACTTCTAAAATAATAAGTCTGATTACCTATAGTGGCATTAAAAATAGTGCCATTTTCATATTTCTTGTAACCCCAAGTATTACCATCTCCAGATACCTGATACCTTAAGTCGGCATTTTGATAATTACTAGAGACTGTAACCTTAATAGGTACAGAGGTTATATACCCAGGCTGAATAGTGTTTATATTTGGGTCTACAAAATCGGCTGTTATCAGATAATTATCATTTATATTAAAACCATAATCAATAGTAGCTCCTACATGATAAGGCTTAAATCTATCGATTATATTTTCTATAGCTTTTCTGAACTCTATAAATTCTCCCGAGTTATTTGAATAGCCATGTCCAGTTATATGGAAGGTTACATTGATACATTGACTACAACCGTAAATGTTATCAAAGTTAGATTTATCATAATACTGATCTTGGTCAAAGTAAGGATGTGTTTTTAACCAACCATCATAACCTGATTTAGCGGGGTCATCAATGGTACAGTTTAACCCATACATTCGGAATAATATTTCAAAGAACTGAGAAGTACCTCGTATCTTTATCAGAGATATAGAATACTTGAGTAAATCTCTTATCTGTTTAGTAGTTAAAGCTAAAGCCCCTTTCTTAGGTAAAATCCATTTAGACTTAAGGCTATTTAATTCAGCTTCACTTAACAGACCATTATAATAAGTTTTAAAAGCCCCTTCATCAATATTATTCCACCTTGCAAAAGGTAATTGCCCAAAGCTTTCCCAAAGGTAATTCAAATAAATCTCTGGGCAGGTATCAAAGTCAGTTATTCCTAGTAAACTCTCAATATCTGCGGATATATTATCTTGAAAATAACTTCCACAAATTTCTAGGAACCTTTCTAAGATACCCTTTCCATCTACCTTATAAGTGTCTTGGTCTTTATATTCAAAAGGTAGGAAATCTATAAGTTTCTTAAGGTCTATCATATTAAACAGTTTCGTGAACAGTTAAAGTTAATTGAGAAGATTTCTGGAATACAGGTAAGTTATATCCAGGATCTTCATAATCCATATTAGGTTCTGAGATAGTAATAGAATAACGATATCCCTGTTGATAGCCATTTGCTTGTATGTCCAAAGAGAAAGTGATACCATTATTTTTATCAGTGATGTTTATAGTACTACCTACAGAGCCAGTAGTTTGGAATCCTCCACTTGAAGCTTTTACAGTGTATGAATTGCTTCCAGTAAAGTTTATAAAATAGGTCATGGACCCATTAGCTTTCTCTAATTTAAACTGACCAAGAAGTAATTCCTTGTTACCATATATGGTAACAGGCCAAGGTTTAATATAGAACTTCTTGATATGTAAGTAATCTACCGTAGATAGGTTATCAATCAAAGCATAAATATCTGAGATTCTTACTTTGCCCCCAATCTCGGAGTTCTCAATAGAATAAGCATTGTATAAGGCATTCAGAACTTGAGCTTGGATTTCGTTGGTCTTATAAGATTTCTTACCGGTTACTTCTATCTCTAAGGTTATATCTACTAATCCTGCAGATTTAACTTGAAGCCAAGTAGTTAAGGGGGCTCTCTGTGATAGTTGGGTATAAACCTTGTTTATCATAGCAGAATCAGCTACTCCACCATTATCAGCACTGATATATACTGTAAGCTTTCTTCCACATTCATAATCTACGGCAGCTTTATTTACTCCATCTATTAGCATAGCTAAATCTACGAAGTCCTGTTTGCTTACAGCTACTCCAAGAGTTTTAACACTCAAGGGTATATGTTCTTTTAACATACCAAAGTTCTCATAACTAGAACCTCCTCCTGCAGCATATTGATTACTAGTGGTAGCCTCAGATATAGAAGCTTTTACTATGGCTGGAGTTTGTACAATAGAACCAGCTGGTACATTACCTTGAATACCCGTGGTGATATAGAAGCTTGCTGATGTTACCTTTTGACCTGCAGAAGGTATAGAACCAAAGGTACCATCTCCAAATACTATTACGGCAACTTGGCTAGCATTGACAGTTACCATAAAATGTTTATCTGAAGGTTTAGAATAAGCAAAGGTATCTACTAAAGTCCAAGTAGTTCCATCAATAGATAATTGCATTGTACCATGCTCAT